GCCTGGGATGAAGGCGGAGTGGACTCTTATCCTAAAGATCCCAGAAGCAAGTTCTGGGATGGTTATGGAGACCAACAGAATGTTATCATGGATGAATTTCGAGGTATGATGAAATTGACTATAGGAGGAATCGATATTGCCCATTTACTTAGGTGGTTTGACCGTTATCCATGCCGTGTGGAAGTTAAAGGCTCCTCAAGACCTCTCGTGGCTACAAAAATCTGGATCACGTCAAACTTAAATCCGGAAATGTGGTATCCTGAACTCGATTACTCTACTCAACAAGCTCTAATACGACGTCTTAATATAACAGAGTTTGCCTAAAAATATGTATGTTCGAAGATCTCGTCAAACTACTCGTAGACCGCGTTACGCGAACAGCTCTACTTTTAGCCGTGCTGTTCGTCGTGGTGTTACTTTACAGGCTCGTAGGCATTACCGTCGTCGATATGTCCGCGCTAACCGCAATGGTTAGTTCTCTTAATAAAAATGTCTGTTAGCGCTCATCCTGCCACTTTTTATGGCAAAGTATCCTACAATTCGCTCAAGAAAGTCGGTCAGGGTTTGTTAGGTGGTTTAGGTGGTAAAGGACTATTTTCTACAATAGTCCGACCGCAAAAGGTTGGTACTTTACCCCAAAAAACTAATATGCCTCGTACTGTTGGAACTCGAAGGGTTAAAAAGACTGTGAAGAAAAGTAACAAGTTGTTGACTGTTGGTGCGGCTAAACGAATGCTGCAGGGTGTATTGGAAAAGAAGCAGATGATTATTTATCCCCAGATTACTGCTATTGCTCAAGGCTCCATTTATACTTATAATCTCACAGCTCAACTTACTCAGGGTAATGCTGATGGTACCCGAGTTGGTGATGTGGTTGATTTGAAGAATTTGGAGTTTAATTTGCAATGGTATACTCATCCAGCTGCAGCATATTATCGTTTGCGTGTATTGGTATTCTGGTCTGGTGAAGAATACAATCCTGGAGCTTCTAATTTTGGTTCTGCTTCTCTTAGTACTGGACAATTGTTTATTGGTGCTGCAACGTTTACCACTCAAAACATTTGCAATACTAAGTCTATTAATGTTCTTTATGATCAGCTTGCTGAAATTAATAGTGCAGTACCAGCTTATGAAGATGGCATGACATTAAGAGCGAACATTACTTCCGGTATTGCTGGTAAGTATACTTACCAGGAAGCTGGATCAGTTTATGGTAAAACCAAGAATTTGTATATGGTTGTAATTGGAAATTGGTCCTCTACAAATGCGACTTTACCAAACAATGTAGGCACATGTTACGTAACAGCTGCGTTAAAGTATACTGATGCTTAATTGGTTATCCGGAATTTTAGCCGATCAGGCCTAATAAAACGAAAAAATTAAAAAAAAAGTTCGAATTCCCCCCAAAAAACAAAGGATTATCACACAGTACACCCCCTTTAGGGGGCCGGGGGGCTTGATCTGTATAGATCTGCTAAAATTGCGGATAAATAGGCAATCTAGTAGGACACGGACGATGAGAATCGTCGTCCCAGTATTACCCTACTAGATGCCGTTCTCTCTTCTCAGGGAGTCTAAGCCACAGCTCTCCCTAGGTGTCACAAAAATTGAGCGAGCGAGCCGTGGCGTCTCACATGATGTGGCGCAATAAAGGTATAAAAGAAGGTGGATTTTCGTTGAAAATTCTTAAAACCTTCTTTCTTTCTTGCCTTTTGATGTGTGACCCATGCTGTCCAATTTGTCCGCCCAAGACTCCGCCGCCTGGCCTCCTACCAGAAGACAGGGAATATTTTGGATATGCACTCTGTCCGTTGAAAAAGTGCCTGATCTGCCATGTTTACGGCTCGGAGAATTGCCCTCCTCTCTTGTGTGGATCTGTGGCCAAAAGGAAGCTGGAGGCACTAGCGGATATTTGCATTGGCAATTCTGCTGTGCCTTCGCCAAGAAAGCTTCTTTGGCCACCGTCCGCGGACTCTTTGGAAGAAGTGTCCATGCCGAGTTGTCAAGATCTGAACTTGCCTCCGTATACTGCACAAAGGAAGAGTCCCGAGTCGAAGGACCTTGGGAATGGGGATGTAAACCCATTCGTCGAAACGCCAAAACGGATTGGGAGCAGGTTTGGAATGCATGCAAGTCCGGGGATTTGGATGCAATACCCGCATCCATACGAGTGGTATCTTACCGCACCATTCGAGCAATTGCTAGTGACTTCTCGCCGTGTCCGGGTATGGTTCGGGAAGTCTTCGTCTTCTGGGGGCCTACAGGAACTGGTAAATCGCGCAGAGCCTGGGATGAAGGCGGAGTGGACTCTTATCCTAAAGATCCCAGAAGCAAGTTCTGGGATGGTTATGGAGACCAACAGAATGTTATCATGGATGAATTTCGAGGTATGATGAAATTGACTA